CCAGTAGCTGTGAATTATCTGGAATGACGCCGACATCGTAGGTAGTTGTTCCAGCGGCGACTTGTGCGTCAATCATAATAGATTGAGACATCACAACTTGACCTACGTTGGCAACATTTGAGCCTAAGGTTGTTCCTGTTGTATCTTTGATTGTACCGGCCTTTATTGGGCCAGAAAAAGTTGTAGTACCCATGTTGATCTCCTGTCTGGGTTAAGTCAGCCACGGGATGTGACTGTCAGGGATAATAAAAGTATACACATGTTTTTTTAAAAAGAAAGGGGCCACCGAAGCAGCCCCTGACTTAACAGTTCTAAGTAGGTTACGCGCCTGTGTTACCGAAGACACAACGTGGATCTGAGAAACCGAAGCTGTAACGCTCACGGGCCTTAAATCGCATGTTGCCAGTATCAAAGTCGCCTTCCATGTTTGTGGACAACGGAGTACGCTCAAAGTGGAGCATTCCACGAGGAGCATCTGTCATAACAAAGAACGCATCCGGATCAGTAAGGAAGTCGTTGACAGCGTAACCGCTAGGCAACATCCCCATTGAACGCATCGCGTTAGTGTCATTATCCGCAGTGCCAGACCGAAGATTAGAAGCAAGAATCCGCTCTGCAATAAATTGCAACTGACGAGGGATAATCATCTTCATACCACGAAGAGCAACTTTTAAACCACGCTCGTCAACAAATCCTGCGATGTTGATCAAAGCATCTTCAAGAGATGTTTCATTCAAATCAGCAGCAACTGTTGGAGTGTTGGCAAAAGTCCCACCATTTGTGAGAGGGTGATTAGTAGCACAAAGTGCAACACCGTCTCCGCCAGCAGTAGCGCCACCTGTGAACGCAGTGTTCAAGACAGAAGCAGCTTTAACCTGCTTAGAGTGGGCCATTGAACGAGCCAAAGCTTTCGTGTAACGACTACCTAAGCGGTCATACAAGTTGTCTTCGATTGCTTCCTCAGTAATTGAGAAAGCTAGTGCAACGGTTTCGTGGTTGTAACGAGCAGTGTATGCTTCGTTAGCATCGTCAAAGTTGATAGCAGCGCCTTCCGATTTAGTCGGTGCTGCGCCAAATCCGGACAACATAACCTCTTCCTCAAACGCACGGTCTGAAGATTCTGTTGTGTAGATCTCTGCGTGTTGGCCTTCGTACTTGTTGTACTCCATACCAAACAAAGCGTTGAGGCCGGGTTCTAGCTCTTTTGCTAGTTGTGCGCGTGAAATAGCCATTTTTTAGACCTCCTATACGCCTGCTGAGTTCGTAGTACCCGCAGTAATTCCGCCATTGGCTGAATTAAACGAAGTATTTAACCGAACGATTAAAGAAATACCTGCAACGGTAAAGTCCGCATTGTCAGGATCGTCTTGAATCCCAATAATCCGCAGCTTGTGAGCAGCAGTGGTAGCAACAGTATTCAAATCAGCAGAAGCCGAAGAGATACCAGAAGTGTTGTTGCCCGCCGTAGCAGTTGCAAAGTTGATGTTTTTGAAAACAGCGGCTCGAACTTCAGCTTCTGTGTTTCTTGCGCCAACTACATTCGACGTTGCAATAGTGAACGTCTGCATTGGGTTGTCGTACACGAACGCCGTAATAGGGAACACTGGGTCCGCACCCGCTGCTGTACCTTGCCAGCTTGCAGAAAAGATTTTCTTGCCATCTGATAGGCGAACAAACTCGCAGCCCCAGAACACGCCGAGAAGACCGACGTTACCACCCGCTGCGGCTTGCGCCTCAGAAATAGTACCACCAGCTATAGGTATCACGGGAGAACCCTGATACATTTTAGTATTGTTGTTAGACGCAATGCGGTACTGAGTTGCCCCAGTAGTGTTCGCACCCTGTCCAACAATTCCGATTGGGCGTAGCCCAAACGATCCGTTAGAATTTGCCATTATAGCACCTCAAAGGTTATTCGGTGTCTCGTTTTGATCCACCGAAGGATACACGACTCCGCCGATCATTATGTATCGGCATCGAAGGATGTTGCTCCTTCATTAGGTCCTGATCGACTGCAACCATTTGTTCGCGGGTCCGGAGCCCGTAATACTCGGAGCGTTCGTTGGCCGTCTCTACAGGTATTCGGCACAGCATTAGTCCACCTTGTCCGATCACTCCCTCATATCGACCATCGTCAATAGTAGGGGCCTCATAGTCTGGATACTCGTCCTTACGAACAGGTTCCCATCCTTCACGCAGCTTGGTGTTGACATTCATTTTGTCTTCCTCACCACGCATTGAGACACGAATCCAACGATGCTGAAACCCTGCTGGGGGTTCTGGCGCATCAAGGCGACTGGGCGGTGCCCATGGTTTTCTGCGAGTTTCTTTATCTCGAGTTGCGCTACTGCGCGGAGTTCTTACATCAGTCATAGTATTAATCCTTTTTATACTTAGCGTATTCTTCAAGAGGCACATTTAACTTTCTAGCTATTGCAACTTCTGAATGGGTTAACCTAACTGACCTGCGCCCCTGTGTAGTACTGCGGGATGCGGAGTTGCCAGCGGATGCGACCTGACTACCTCCCCCCGATTTTTTCGCTGGTTGAAACTTGTGTGGAAACTCATTTCGCAAGCGTTTATCGACCTCACTATAGTACTCTTCTGAGTGCGGGTCAAATCCTTCTTCTTGGGTCAGTTGTGCGTCAATAGTTAACGCCGCATTAGTCATGATCTTGTCTTCACCAAACCAGTTGTTTTTTTCAGCCCATGCTTCAGCTTTTGGGTCCGCTCTCCGTTGTTGTTGTTGCGGGGCCTGTTGCTGCTGTTGCTGCTGCGGGGCCTGTTGCTGCGGGGCCTGCTGCTGCTGCTGCTGTTGTTGCTGCTGTCGATCATTATGAAGTTTCGCTGTTTGATACTTCTGCTGCTGCATTTGAAGAGCCGACATAGCATTAGTTGCTTCTGCTAACTTATCAGCGTCCCCAGCCTCGTAAGCATCTTTATACGCCTGCTTAACCGTTTCAGTTTGTGAGGTTAAGCGATTACCAAACTCGTTAAGATAACCGGAGTCGAGTGCTTGTACTCTGCCTTTTAAAGATTGGTTCTCTTGAAGGAGGTGCTGAGACAGCTTTACTGCCTCCTCACGATCTCTCTCTTCTTGCCGATATTTTTCTGTCAGCTTCTTAATTCGATTTTTAACGTTCTTACTATAGCTGTCTAACTCATCGTCAGACCCCTTAGAACTAGCTTTTCTTTCAGTTTCCTCAGGATCTTCGATAGAAACTTCAAGCTTCTCCGTATCTTCCTCAAGAACTTCTTCGTTTTCTTCAGACATGCTTGACATCATCAGGCTCCAGTATTGTAGCTATTACTTCGTCATCATTGATAATACGGACTTCTCCGCCGTCAATCTTAAACCTAGAACCAGAGTAGCGACCAATGCATACCCACTGTCCTTCTTTGCACCAAGGTAAATCCCCAAACTTGTCTGAGTCCTTGTAAGCTAATGGTCCAAGTTTCATCACATATGCTACCACTGTAGCCACTGTCTCACGTTGTCGAACCTCATCTGGAATGTGCAAACCACTTTTCATCACAGACTTGCCTTGGTACGGCATGACTAATAGCCGCCAACCTGTCGGCTGCGGAAGACGTTCAAGTAAAGATTTGTCCAGAAGGGAAGGATCCAACACCCGCTCTTGGGTGTCTACATACGCAGTGTCTAAAGCACTAGGATCGACAGAAGCCGTTTCCTTGTCTTTATTCATTTTCTGCGCAACGTGGTCAGGAAGATATAATTTCTTCTGCATCGTCTACGTTTTTCTCCAGCAGGGCCTTGATTTCTTCTCGAGCGAAAGAAAGACCCCGTATCTCTCCCACTGACATTTTGTACTGTTCCCAGTCTTTAACAGCACCACTTGCGAGGGCAGCAGATATGTCATCCTGACGCCCCTCAAGTTTCTTATACATGTATCTCGCCCAGTCGACAACATCCATTATAAGTTTTCCTTATATTCTTCTTGAGCGTCAGATGTGATTAACCCACCTTCTGCCTACTCACTGCATGTGCTCTTAACATTACACACAGATTTGTGCGCTTGGCAATAGCCAGAAGGCCCTAAACCTCGAGTTGAAAATGAGGCCCGTCAATAAATGGGCGCCGGCCTTGTGATCTACGCAAATCAATGTAGCCATTCATTGCGTCTTCCATACTGCCCTCACTGTATTGAGCAATGTTCGGGACCGACCAAGACGCGCCCCACACGATAGGCACATCTACTTCACGCGCAGCTTCTGCCATAGCATCAGCAATTTCGTCATAAAGGTTAAGCTCCCACCTGGCACCATCTACATACGCCATAAGATCAACAGCCAACCCGTCGATGTGTTTGCTTTTCATTGTCTGGCTTGCGCCCTTAGCGACTAAAACCTTTTGCTCTTCTATGGTACGCATCCCACAGATCACAGAGAAATCTTGCTTGGTCACGCCTATTGCATATTTAACAACGGCAATCATTCTCTCATCGATGCCTTCAAGCTTTGCCAAGCTTCCTTTGCCCAGTTTGTATGTCATTATTTCTTACCTCCAAAGAACTTAGTAGCCGATCTTACGGCAAAACTACTAGCAACAATCACGCCTAGTGTATATGAGTACCAATCCGGCATCATGTCGAGTGCAGCAAAACCATTAGCTACAGCTTTATCTGCCCACTCAAACGGCAGGAATGCAAGTATTAATGGGATCGAGAAAAGTAAAACCAGATACTCATCTTTCCAAGAACTCTGGGTTCCCTGCGCCATGATACGTTCCCAGTCAGCCTCTGACGTGGCGGCAGACTTCATTATGGTAGCTTTGGCTTCCGCCTCGACCAACTTCAAGTTAGCGGTTGCAGCTTGGGCGGATGCCTTGCCCTTCAACCAGCCCCCAGCTAATTCCGCTATCGGCCCTATGAGTGCCTGTATCATTTGTCATACCTTTCTTCGTGTACAACCTTGTTTTGCGTCACAGTGGTCGTTGATTCTTTACCCATCCAAATACCAAAAGCTCCCGTGAAAGCTCCCGTTACAACTGAAATTAATCCCGCTTGAGATACCGACAAATCCGGCTGTGACATCGCCCACTCTAGGCAGCGTATATACATAATGGTGGTTACTAGCATCATTAGACGCGGTAAAACCTTCCAATCATCTAGTTTAGTGTTCATAACTTAAACTCTCCTACTCTGGTATAACCTCAAAACAAAGTATTCTCGTTTTACTATTAGTTATTAAAATCATTGCCTCGGACTTTGCAGACTCACAAGCCTTGTCCGTCCTGAACTGCCCTAACTGATAGACATCCACGGCGTTGTTTGAATACAAAAACCACATTAAGAAAAACATTACCATTTATCCATGTATTTGCCTACAACATATATCAATGCGGCCATTGAAGAGACAGCAAAGAAACACCCCAAGCAAATCATCAACATTTCAATGAGCTCTTCGCGTTCCTTTTGTTTCTGTTTCAAGGCGGCCCTTCTAGCCTTTCTAGCGTCCGCCTGCCAAAGAACCCAGCGGTCCCATGTGCCGGGCGGGCCGTATAATCTACACCAAGACTCTAGTTCTTTTCTTTGTTCTTTTAGCTTCTCAAGGGCTTGGAACTCTTCCCAATCCCCTTCGGCCCCGCCAGTAATAGCAGAGATGGGATTATTCTTCTTACGCTTTACGGCATCCTTAAGCTCGTCCTCAGCGTTGAGAAACTTGCCAACATGGCCCACCATGT